TCATACCCTGGCTCCTTTCCTCAGCGATTCAGCTGACATTTTATTAATCTTATGTATTATAGTTCGTTCTGCAGCATTCGAAACAATCTCCACAATCTTTCTTGCTGTGCTACGATATTCTTCGGCATACTCGCTTGTCAAAGTAGCACTATAATCACGACCAGCATTAGTAATGGAATAGAGAATTCCAGTAGCTGAATTTTCCGGCAATACCATTCCTTCTAAAACCAACTCTTTTAATGCCAGCCTTACAATTTCACGACGAGATGCAAATTCACTGAACTTGTACTGGTTATCGCCGTTTAAATCAGATTCACTTACACCAAATGTAGCCCCGTATGTAACCATGAAATCCGTAGCATAAATCTTGTCCAGGCTTTGGCCACAATCAAACTCTGCCAATAACAACAGGATACGGAGTGAATTTTCAAATACACTATTAAATAGCTTGTTCATCATCTTCTCGCACCCAACCTTTCAAACGATTTTCCCCAACAAGAAAATGGCACACACCTTTTCGTTGACTGTTGCCAATCCACTCCGTTTCTCTGCAAATACGGCATTTATCCAAGGATGTTTTTGTTGCCTGCGCCATAACTTTTCTCATTCGCGCAAGCCCATTTTTCGCCTCGTCCTCCCAGACTTCCGTAACACCCTCGTACATTTCGTCCTTCAAAACTTCGAATTGATCCTTTTCCTTCGTACCGTACAAATCACGAATTCCTCTACGAACAGCTTCTGCTGCAAAATAATATTTTCTCTGATTACTAAAATTTTCTTTGTGAGCAGGATAAGCATCTAGCATATCAATAGTAAAATGCTTAATCCCCTCTACCTGTCCATATGCAGCAAGGAGCGCATCGGTGTAGCTTCCTTCTACGCCAGTAATACCAGTAGGCAGTGGAATAACTTCAAGCTCTGTTGTAGCAGTAACAGGCTTAGCGCTTCTGCTACCATCTAACACGTTATCTCTTGATAAAGAATAGAGATATACGCTTGCCAAAAACATGGCGAGCGTATTTTTTTGTGCGCTTGTCAGAAGCTCTTGCTTCTTAGCCGGTGCTATCCCGTCATCGTCATTAATAACCGCCTTAAATCTCTCAATCAGATCATCTTCACTGCCTTTGAGCAATCGTTTTACTATATTCTTTTTGAAATACTCCTCAATTGATATATGGACTCTGTTATCTGCAGACTTGCTGCGAATAGAACGATGTGGATTGCCTCCAGGCTGTCGATTCATGATTTTACTTGCAGTACCTTTAGTAACCGTGATTGGATCGCCATTCTTATTTGTCAATCCTACCGGCTCAGCAATAGCATCATAAAGTAGATTTATCAAATCTGGAACAGCAATCGCATCTTCCCATGATGTTTTCAATTCTGTTAAGACTGTTGCAAAAACTAGTTCTTTCAACTGGTGACACCTCCAAATGGAAACTTCACTATAACTTAACGGTTACTTTATGTGGCCGATTTTCTTTCCGCATTGAACTATAATTAAATTGTACAAAGGAGACGAAAACGACTCGCAAGATGTAAAGCAACATTGCTATCCTTATATTACCTTTTATTATATCACATTTTGTCGAGGATTTCAACATTATCTCTGCAAACGCAAATATAATTTTTATCGTTTTCGACTGCTGTGTACCCAATTGTAGTCATGTTCGGTACCGACGACATTCCAGTGACTACGATTACAATCAAATATATTTGTGACGCTAGCCACTGGAATGTGCTGGTTGCATACTTGAAATGGAGATAAATTTTCAAGCAGTGCACCACTATACCCTTTTGCTGGTATCTGTTATGTTTTCCTCCGTTTCGAGACAATCAACGGAGGAAATCTTTATGTCAAAAGAAGCCAAAAAGTATTTTATCCCTGTCAACGGAGAACTTGTAGAGGTAAGCGAGGAACTGTATCGTGAGTATTACCGACCCATATGGAACACCCGCTATCATGCCCGGAAGAACGGCGAGTGTAGTTGCACCAAAGCTCAGCTGTGGAAATGCGATGGCGTATGCCCAGGTTGCCCGTTCTACACAGCTGGCAAAAAAGTATCTCTTGACACCGTTATCGGTGGTGAAAACGATGAACTCACCCTTGGCGACACTCTAGAAGACGATTCGCAGACCATCGAATCAATTATTATTCAGAAGGAACTGCTCGAAGCCTTGTATGAAGAACTCGACCGTCTTGATCCGGAAGGAAAGCGTATTTGCGAATTGATGATGTACCATTCCGAGAGAGAGTCCGCCGAAATTATGGGTATGGCTCGTTCAACTTTCAAACGGCACTGGGCAAAGATACGTGACGAGCTGCGGGACAAGCTTAGGGATTACTATCTCTAATAATTAAATTACTTCTCCGGTTGCAGTTTTGTAGCCGGAGAAAATATTTTTTCGGACTGCGGACCACTTTGGCATAATCCCTCCAGTGGATATTGAGGACAACAAAAACAAATTACCTCGGAAAGGAGATTTCCCAATGAACAAGCCTAAAATCAACGAATCTGCAGCTGACGAGGAACTTATCGGCGTGCTTATGGCAATCAGTGTTGTTTCAAAGCGCCTGGCAAAAAATTTGATTCAGCTTGAACAGCAGAAAAAATCTATGGAAGGAGCGACAAATCATGAGCAAAATACGCGAAGTGGAACAGGCAATCAGAGAGTTGCGAGATGCTGCATCATTGTTGAATGATACCGCAAATTGGCTGTACGAGCTCTTCTCTGCCGACAAGGTACAGGAGCATAATACCGATTCAGCAGAGACACAGAAGCAACTTACCCTTGAAGAAGTAAGAGCCGTCTGCGCCGAGAAATCCCGCGCCGGCTTCACAGCAGAGGTAAAGTCAATCATCACAAAGCACGGTGCGGACAAGCTTTCCGTAATCAAGCCGGAGGAATATGCAGCAGTCCTAGCAGAGGTGGAGGTGCTTGGCAATGCCGACTAACCACGCAATTCTCTCGGCATCATCAAGCCACCGCTGGCTCGAATGTCCGCCGTCTGCTAAACTCTGTGCCGAACTGCCGGATACATCAAGCGAGTATGCGCAGGAGGGCACGGACGCTCATGCCCTCTGCGAACACAGGCTGAAAGCCTTGCTCGGCAGAGAAACCACCGACCCAACAGAAAACCTCACCTACTACAACGAGGAGATGGAGCGCTGCGCTGTCGAGTACGCTACATACGCTTATGAGCAGGTCAAGAAAGCAAAAGTAGCCTGCAATGACCCCATAGTCCTTATCGAACAGAAACTGGATTTCTCTCGGTGGGTTCCGGAGGGATTCGGCACAGGTGACTGCGTAATCGTAGCTGACGGTACACTTTCCGTTATAGATTTCAAGTACGGCAAAGGTGTGGAAGTCCGCGCAGAGAATAATCCGCAGATGATGCTTTACGCTCTCGGCGCTCTCGAATTATTTGACGGAATATACGACATATCCGCAGTGAACATGATTATATTCCAGCCAAGGCGTGACAATATCAGCGAGTATGCCATCTCCAAAGAAGAACTGCTCCGTTGGGCTAATGAGATCCTCACCCCGACAGCGCAGCTTGCCGCAAATGGCGATGGAGATTTTAAAGCAGGGAAACATTGTCGCTTCTGCAAGGTCAGAGCGACCTGTCGAAAACTAGCAGAATATAATCTTGCTCTCGCTCGTTACGATTTTGAACCGCCTGCTACGCTTGATAATATCGAAATCGCCGCTATCCTCGCCAAAGCAGACGAACTCGTTTCTTGGGTGACAGACGTTAAAGAGTACGCTCTGCGGCAGGCGCTCAGCGGTATTTCATACGATGGCTTCAAGGTAGTCGAGGGACGTTCCAACCGCAAGTACACAGATGAAAACGCAGTTGTTGAAGCTGTTAAATCCGCAGGATATGACCCGTATGAACACAGCGTTCTTGGTATCACTGCAATGACCAGTCTGCTCGGTAAGAAAAAGTTCAACGAATTGCTCGGTGGTTTTGTAGAAAAGCCACAGGGCAAGCCAACCTTAGTACCTATGTCGGACAAACGCCCGGCGATAAATACAGCAAACGAAGATTTCAAGGAGGATAATTAACATGACAAAGTTCACAAACCCTACAAAGGTAATCACAGGACCCAACACAAGATTCAGCTACGCAAACGTCTGGGAAGCCAAGTCCATCAACGGCGGCGCTCCGAAGTTCAGCGTCAGCCTTATTATTCCGAAGTCAGATACCAGGACGGTCGAGAAGATTAAGGCGGCTATTGAGGCAGCTTACAAAGAGGGCGAGAGCAAGCTCAAGGGCAACGGACGCTCCGTTCCTGCGCTTTCCGCTATCAAGAATCCGCTCCGTGACGGCGATACAGAGCGCCCCGATGATGAAGCGTATGCAAACAGCTACTTCATCAATGCTAATTCTGCGACCGCTCCCGGTATCGTGGACGCTAACTGTAGCCCCATTCTAGAGCGTAGCGAGGTTTACAGCGGTGTTTACGGCAGAGCGTCTATTTCTTTTTATGCTTTTAACTCCAACGGCAACAAGGGTATTGCTTGCGGTCTGAACAATCTGCAGAAGATTCGTGACGGTGAGCCGCTCGGTGGAAGAACCCGCGCTGAGGACGATTTCGCAACCGACGACGATGATGATTTTCTTTCTTGAGGTGTAATATGACGGAGTTTGAAAGCATTATGCTTGCCGCTTGTTTTGGCATTTCGGTAGGAACGGTCATCGGTAATCTCATCACTATGATTAGTTCACTGGCGCAGATAATCAAGCAGCGCCGCAAGCACGATCACAAGTAATATTATTGGCAGTCTGATACTGTCGGGTGGGTGGGAAGGCTGTTTATGGAGGTTTACATGGAAATTTCAACTTTTAACAACACGGAATTCGGAGAAATCCGCACCATTCAGAAGAACGGCGAAGTGCTGTTCTGCGGAAAGGATATTGCAGCCGCTTTGGGATATGCAGACCCGAAGAAAGCGATTATTCAGCACTGCAAAGAAAATGGGGTGGCGATTTACCCCCTCATAGACAGCATGGGCAGAGAGCAGCAGGCAAAGTTTATCACGGAAGGCAATGTTTACCGCCTTATCGCACACAGCAAGTTGCCTGGCGCAGAACGCTTTGAGAGATGGGTGTTTGATGAGGTTCTGCCATCTATCCGCAAGCACGGTGCGTATATGACGGAAGATGTTCTGGAACAGGCGCTTGCCTCTCCAGATTTTCTCATTGAACTGGCTACCAGACTGAAAACTGAAAAGGCGAAAAACGCACAGCTTACCGTTTCCAATCAGATCATGCAGCCGAAAGCTGAATATTTCGATATGCTCGTTGACAGAAATCTGCTCACCGGCATTCGCGACACGGCAAAGGAACTCGGTGTAAGACAGAATGATTTCGTGCGTTTTCTGCTTGACAAGGGGTATCTTTTCCGCACCAAGAAAGGCAAGCTAAGGCCGTATGCTACATACGTTGACAGCGGTTTGTTTGAAATGAAGGAGTTCGTCAACGACAAGACCGGATACACAGATACTCAGACGATGATAACTCCAAAGGGCAAGGAAACATTCAGATTGCTGTGCATCTGAGAACTAATAGGGCGGTAGAAAAACTTTACCGCCCTTTTTGAGGTGAACTATGGATAAAATCAAAACACTGTCAATTGACATTGAAACATTCAGCGATGTTGACCTTGCAAAATGCGGTGTGTACAGATATGTTGAATCACCTGCATTTGAGATAATGCTGTTTGGAGTTTCAGTGAACGGCGGCGATGTTGTGGTGTACGACCTTGCACAGGGCGAGAAAATTCCCACAGAAATTCTCACTGCCCTGACCGATATCAGCGTTATCAAATGGGCATTTAATGCAACCTTTGAAAGAGTATGTCTGTCAAAATATCTCGGTTTGCCGTCCGGAGAGTATCTAGACTCTCTGTCGTGGAGATGTTCGATGGTGTGGTCGGCGTACATGGGACTTCCGTTGTCGCTTGCCGGCGCGGGTGCTGTTCTTGGCTTACCGGAACAGAAACTGAAAGAAGGCAAGGACCTCATCAAGTATTTCTGTGTCCCTTGCGCCGCTACCAAGGCGAATGGCGGCAGAACAAGAAATCTTCCCAAACACGCTCCGGAGAAATGGGTGCAGTTCAAGGCGTACAACAAGCGTGATGTGGAGGTAGAAATGTCGATACAGGACAAGCTGCGGAAGTTCCCCGTGCCGGAATTTGTGTGGGAGGAATACTGCCTTGACCAGCTGATAAACGACCGTGGGATTGCTCTGGATATGGCTGTTGTTGAGAATGCAATACGGTTTGATGAATGCTCAAAAGCACTGCTCTCGTCAAAAATGCAGGAACTTACTTCGCTCGAAAATCCGAACTCGGTTCAGCAGATGAAACAGTGGCTTTCGGAGAACGGGTTTGAAACGGACACTCTCGGTAAGAAAGCCGTTTCAGAACTGCTGAAAACCGCGCCGCCGCAGCTTGCAATGGCGCTTGAACTCCGTCAGCAGCTAGCAAAATCATCAGTAAGGAAATACCAGGCTATGAAGAACGCTGTCTGCTCCGATGGACGAGCGCACGGAATGTTTCAGTTTTACGGCGCAAACCGCAGCGGACGGTGGGCAGGTCGGCTGATACAGTTACAGAACCTCCCGCAGAATCATATCCCCGACCTTGAACAGGCACGGGAGATTGTTAAAAGCGGAAACTATGAAGCCATCGAACTGCTGTATGATGATATTCCCGATACGCTGTCCCAGCTTATCCGCACGGCGTTTGTTCCGAAATCGGGAATGAAATTCGTGGTTTCAGATTTTTCAGCAATAGAGGCAAGAGTGCTGTCGTGGTTTGCTAGCGAGAAATGGAGGCTTGACGTATTCAAGTCCGGTGGAGATATCTATTGTGCGTCTGCAAGTCAGATGTTCCGTGTCCCCGTTGAAAAGCATGGTGTCAATGGACATCTGCGGCAGAAAGGTAAAATCGCAGAGTTGGCGCTCGGTTATGGCGGTTCGGTCGGCGCTCTGAAAGCTATGGGTGCATTGGAGATGGGTTTGTCAGAAGATGAATTACAGCCGCTTGTGGATATGTGGCGCAGTTCCAACCCGAATATTGTTCGATTCTGGTGGGAAGTCGACCGCTGCGTGAAGGATACAATACGACAAAGGCTTCGCACAGACACACATGGCATTCAGTTTGAATATCAGAGCGGAATGCTGTTTATCACGCTGCCGAGCGGCAGACGGATTTCCTACGTCAAGCCCCGTATCGGCGAGAATAAGTTCGGCGGCGAATCCGTCACTTACGAGGGCGTTGGTGCAACGAAGAAGTGGGAGCGCATTGAAAGCTACGGACCTAAGTTCGTGGAGAACATCGTTCAGGCGGTCAGCCGGGATATTCTCTGCTCTGCTATGCGGACGCTGCGGAATTATCGGATTTGCGGTCACGTGCACGATGAACTTATCATCGAATGCCCGATAGATACAAATGTATCTGAAATCTGCGAGATGATGGGTAGAACTCCACCGTGGGCAAAGGGGCTTCCGCTCTGTGCCGATGGGTACGAATGTATGTTTTATAAAAAGGACTGAAATATAGTGGACCATTTGTATAATAATTTTCCATATATTATTGGCGGCTCTATCAGCTGTTAGAATTTAAAGAATGGAGGATAATAATGAAATTCACGTTATACACGGCAGACTGCGTAGGCAGTCTGCCTAACAGCATATACCCCCACAAGTGCGTCATAACAGACGAAAATTCTATGAAAGCTGCTGTGGCATTTGACCACGTTGCAGCTGAATATACAAACAATCATCGCAGCAATACGGATTTTCTTTCTTCCGATAATATCCCAATGGACTGCGACAACGACCACTCGGATGACGCGAACGATTGGGTTACACCGCTCGAAGTGGCTATGGCTTTTCCGGGTGTGGAATTTGTAGTTGTATATAGCCGCAGCAATATGAAACCGAAAAACGGAAAGTCACTTCGACCGAGGTTTCATGTGTACTTCCCAATTCCGCTGATAACAGACGCTGCTGCATATACTGCGATAAAAAAGCGCATTGCGGCTGAGTTTCCGTATTTCGACAAGAACGCTCTCGACAGCGCAAGACTGCTTTTCGGAGTTCCGAACCCGCAGGTTGAAATATACAACGGCGATATGTCTGTCGTAGATTTCCTCGACAATGAGGATTTTGAACAGTGGGACAATGACAGTGCGAGTGTACCCGAGGGCAGCCGCAACAGCACTATGTCACATTACGCAGGGCGTATTATAAAGCGGTTCGGGAACACTGACGAAGCATACAAACAATATCTGAAACAGGCTGAAAAGTGCGACCCTCCTCTTGATGATTCAGAGCTTCAGACTATCTGGAACAGTGCCATCAAATTCGGCAAAAAGGTGGCAAAACAGGACGGATATATCCCGCCCGAGCAATATGATTCGGGCTTGAGATTAAAGCCCGATGATTATTCTGACATCGGACAGGCTAAGGTTCTCGCTTGTGAGTACGGCGGCGAACTTGTATTTACCGATGCAACGGATTATATGCGTTATGATGGGATCCGCTGGGCGGAGTCAAAGCAGCTTGCTGTCGGAGTCTGCGAGGACTTCCTCGATAAACAGCTTGATGAAGCCAAAACCGCTCTGGAAAAGGCGCAGCAGGCTCTTATGAAATCCGGCATAGACAAGGAAGTCGTTTTGTCGGGAGGCAAGGCTCTTGAAAGGGCGATAGACGAGAAAAGCGAGAAAGCCTTTGCTGAATACATGACAGCACTTGTGTATAAATCGTTTGTAATGAAACGCAGGGATATGAAGTACATCACTTCCGCATTGCAGGCGGCAAAGCCTATGTTACTGCGTGATATTAAGGATTTTGATTCGCAGGAATTTCTGCTGAATACTCCGGCGGCTACATACGATTTGCGAACTGGGACAAGCTCGGAGCACTCCGCAGATGACCTTATAACCAAAGTGACCGCCGTTTCTCCCACCGATGAGAATGTGGATATCTGGCTTGACACAGTGAACAGCTTTTTCTGTGGCGATGCGGAGCTTATCGAGTATGTTCAGCAGATAGTCGGTCTTGCGGCAATAGGCAAAGTGTATATGGAGGCTCTTATAATCTCCTACGGTGAGGGTCGCAACGGTAAGAGTACGTTCTGGAACACGATTGCACGGGTACTTGGCTCATACAGCGGCAGTATATCCGCCGATGCCCTCACGGTTGGCTGTAAGCGAAATGTCAAGCCTGAGATGGCTGAACTAAAGGGAAAACGGCTTGTTATTGCGGCAGAACTTGAGGAGGGTATGCGGCTTAATACCTCGGTGGTAAAGCAGCTGTGTTCTACTGACGAGGTTTCAGCAGAAAAGAAGTATCGCGATCCATTCAGATATACTCCCACGCACACGCTTGTGCTGTACACAAATCATCTCCCGAGAGTCGGAGCAAATGACGAGGGTACATGGCGCAGGCTTATCGTCATACCGTTCAATGCCAAAATTGAGGGCAACTCCGACATCAAAAATTATGCGGATTACCTTGCAGAAAAAGCAGGAGGTGCTGTGCTTTCTTGGATTATCGATGGAGCAAGAAAGGTGATCGAATGCAATTTCAAGCTGAAAATTCCGCAGTGCGTGAGTGAAGCAATATCTCACTATCGGGAAAATAACGACTGGCTTTCCATGTTCATTGAGGACTGCTGCGAGGTTGACCCATCATATACGCAGAAGTCGGGCGAGCTTTACCAGGAGTACCGTGCATACTGTGCAAGGACAGGAGAATACACGAGAAGCACCACGGATTTCTATACCGGGCTTGATACCGCAGGATTTGAAAAACGAAAATCCAAAACGGGCATTATGGTCTACGGAATCCGCTTGAAATCTGACTTTATGGCAGATTGATAACCTTAAAGGTGCAGGTCGGTGAAGGTCTTAGTATAAAACCCCCTTTAGGGCAGTTTTAATGACAAAAAACACCTTATAGAGGACTTTATGAGATGAGGTTCACCGACCTGCACCATTGAAGAAAAAGGAGCAGAAAATGCGTGAGAAACAGATAGAACAGAAGCTGGTGCAGGCGGTCAGAAAAAGCGGTGGTATGTGTCTGAAATTCGTGTCACCAAATTTTGTTGGAATGCCGGACAGGCTGATACTTCTTCCGGGCGGTAAGATTGCCTTTGCTGAACTGAAAGCACCCGGCAAGAAACCTCGACCGCTGCAGTTAGCAAGGCACAAAGCATTGATGAAACTCGGATTTCGTGTGTACATCATTGATAGAGTTGAGCAGATTGGAGCGATACTTGATGAAATACAATCCACATGATTATCAGCGGTATGCCGCCGAGTTCATAATCGCTCACCCCGTTGCAGCGCTTCTGCTGGATATGGGCTTAGGCAAAACGAGCATTACTCTGACGGCGATAAACGACCTGCTTTTCGACAGCTTTGAGATACATAAAGTTCTGGTAGTAGCGCCGCTGCGTGTGGCTCGTGATACCTGGTCGGCTGAAATCGAAAAGTGGGAGCATTTGAAGAATCTGCGGTACAGCGTGGTTGTAGGAATGGCGCAGGAGCGGATTTCAGCCCTCCTCACTCCTGCAGATATCTACATCATCAACCGTGAAAATATACAGTGGCTTGTGGAGGAAAGCGGACTGCCTTTCGATTTCGATATGGCGGTTATTGACGAGTTGAGTTCATTCAAAAATCATCAGTCAAAACGGTTCAGGGCTTTCATGAAAGTCAGGCCAAAGCTGAAACGCATAGTCGGGCTTACCGGTACTCCCGCCGGAAACGGTCTGATGGATTTATTTGCAGAGTTCAAGCTGCTGGATATGGGTGAGCGGCTTGGAAGGCTTATCGGGCAGTACCGAAACGCCTATTTTCAGCCGGACAAGCGGAACGGGATGGTGATTTACAGCTACAAGCCGCTTCCAAATGCCGAGCGGCAGATATACGACAAGATTTCGGATATCACGATTTCCATGAAAGCCACAGACCACCTCAAAATGCCCGAACTCGTGACTACGGAGTATATGGTTCGGCTTTCGGAAAAGGAAAAGGAGAAATACGACCGTCTGAAAAAAGAACTTGTACTCTCCACCGAAGATAACGAGGTTACTGCGGCTAATGCAGCTTCTCTTTCAAATAAGCTTTCGCAGATGGCGAACGGTGCGGTTTATTCCGATGACGAAAGCATTATCGAGATACACGACCGCAAGCTGGACGCATTGGAGGATATAATCGAAAGCATGAACGGGAAGCCACTCCTTGTTGCTTACTGGTTCAAGCACGATTTGGAGCGTATCAAGAAACGGTTTGATGTTCGTGAAATTCGGTCAAGCGTGGATATCTCCGACTGGAACAGCGGAAAAATCCCGGTTGCGCTTATACACCCTGCGTCAGCCGGACACGGATTGAACTTACAGAGCGGAGGTTCGACCCTGGTTTGGTTCGGGCTTACATGGAGCCTTGAACTGTATCAGCAGACAAATGCCCGATTGTGGCGGCAGGGGCAGACTGCGGATACGGTAGTCATACAGCACATAATCGCAAAAGGCACTATTGACGAGCAGATTATGAAAGCTCTGAAAACAAAGGACACAGCACAGGCGGCGATTATTATCGCAGTGAAAGCGGAGGTACATAAATGAATCCATATAAAGAACTGGCAAACGCGATAATCGTACAGGCGGTCAAGGATTACCGTGACGCCATGGAACGTCTGCGATATACACCGGACGATAAATCGGCACAGCACGACAAGCGGAGTATCGAAAATTTCTTCCGTTCAAACTGGTTTTCAATTCTCTCGGACTTGAACGGTGAACTGCTTCTGAAAAAGCTAAAAGAGGAGGTTTCGACATGACGGCAAAAGAATATCTCGGACAGGCATACAGAATAGATCAGCGTATCAACAGCAAGATGGAGCAGATAGCTTCATTGAACCTGCTTGCGCAGAAAGCTACCACGGTTTTCAACGATATGCCCGGTAACTCAACACGCAATATTCACCGCATGGAGGACGTCATAATCAAAATCGTGGATATGGAGAGCGAGATAAATGCTGATATCGACAGCCTTGTTGACCTCAAAAAGGAGATTGCCGGAGTGATTCGCGGTGTTTCAAATCTCGAATATCAGACGCTTCTTGAACTTCGGTATCTGTGCTTCAAGACCTGGGAGCAGATAGCTGTTCAGATGGGATACGGCATAGATAACATCTACAAAATGCACCATAAAGCAATGCGAGAGATTGTTGTTTCTGAAACTTTACAGTAAAATCAACTGTTTTACAGTAGCCCCTTTGTGGTATGATATAATCAGCAAAAAAGAAAAGAGATGACCCCCCATGCCCAGACGACCACAGCGCCCCTGTTCCTACCCCAGCTGTCCCAACAGATGTGACGGACAGTACTGCGAGGAACACTCAAAGCTAATGAACCGCCGCTACAACAAGTTCGAGCGTTCAGCTGACAGCAACAAGAAGTACGGCAGAGCGTGGCGGGAGATACGCAGGCGGTACGTTTCGGCTCACCCACTGTGCGAGATGTGTCTGAAAGAGGGTCGGCTCACTCCGGTTGAGGAGGTACACCATATCGTTCCCGTGTCGTGCGGCGGCAGTAATGATTTCAGCAATCTGATGTCGCTGTGTCAGTCGTGCCACACGAAGATACATCACGACCTCGGCGACCGGTAGGGGCAGTCAAAATCTCCGGATCCTATATCACGGACAGCGGCCCGGGGCTTCGTGCGCAAAAATCGGGGTTCAAACGGGGTATTAAACCATGAATATATTTTCGGACGGCGCGAACCGTCCTTTTTTCTTGTCCTGCGGAGGTGAAAATCATGGCTAAGGACGGCACAAACAGAGGCGGCAGACGGGTACGCGCCGGAGATAAACCCGCTCCTGCCGCAGAGAAAAAGCAGAAAGGTCTGCCGGTAAAAATCATGAGCAACGATGTACCCACGCTTGACACTGCGGAACTTGAAGCAGTCGACCTGCCGGAGGGCGCTGTGCTTAACGGCGCGGATATGCCGAAGCCAAGCGACTATCTGTCGGCTCGGCAGAAGAACGGTGTTCCGCTCGGCGCTGATGATATATACCGAGAAACCTGGCTGTGGCTTAAACAAAGGAGCTGCGAGAACCTCGTAAACAAGCGGCTCATCGAAGCCTATGCGCAGGCATACGCAAGATACATTCAGTGCGAGGAAGCAATCAGTACTTACGGCTTGCTCGGCAAGCACCCGACCACAGGCGGCGTTATTGCTTCGCCGTTCGTGCAGATGTCGCAGCAGTTTCAGAAGAACGCAAATCTCATCTGGTATGAAATTTACGGAATAGTCAAGGAGAACTGTGCCGAGCCTGTTGGTGATGATTTGAACGATGCTATGGAACGGCTCTTGCGTTCCAGGAAAGGATAACACTATGTCAAAGGACACAATAGATTTTTTCAGAGAACTAAAAGGCAGCCGTCCGAACCTTACAGTACAGCAATACCGAACAATTAAGGGACAGGCTGTTAAAGGAAATATTGCGGACGCTCGAAAAGGTCTGCACAAGGTCTTGAAAAGGAGAAACGTCAGATGAACACGACCAGTGAAATGCAGCTTGTCCAGATAGACAAGCTGATACCGTACGTCAACAATGCCCGGACGCACTCTGCGGAGCAGCTGAATAAGCTGCGATCCTCGCTGCGCGAATTTGGCTTCATCAATCCCGTTATCATCGACAGGGACTTCAATGTCATTGCAGGTCACGGCAGAATTCTTGCCGCAAAAGCCGAGAACATCTCCGAAGTGCCTTGTGTGTTTGTAGATTATCTTACTCCTGCGCAGAAGAAAGCGTACATAATCGCAGACAACCGAATGGCTCTTGACGCAGGCTGGGACGAGGAAATGCTGAAAGTTGAAATCGAAGCATTGCAGGCGGACGATTTTGACCTCGGTCTGACAGGATTTGATGAAAAGGAGCTCGCTGCGTTCTTTGATAATGATTCCGACACAAAAGATGATGATTTCGATGTTGACGCAGAGATGGAAAAACCTTGCATTACAAAAGCGGGCGACCTCTGGCTGCTCGGAAGTCACAGACTTGTCTGCGGTGACAGTACAAAGCAGGAAACCTACGAACTCCTCATGAGCGGAAAGCTGGCAAATCTTGTGGTTACCGACCCGCCGTACAATGTCAACTACAAGGGTTCGGCGGGAAAAATCAAGAACGACAATCTTGAAAACGAGAAGTTCTACCAATTTCTGCTTGACGCTTTCACCTGCATGGAGAAATCAATGGCGAACGACGCAAGCATCTATGTTTTCCATGCAGATACAGAGGGCTTGAATTTCCGCAAAGCGTTTGCTGATGCGGGGTTCTACCTTTCCGGAACGTGTATCTGGAAAAAACAGTCGCTTGTTCTCGGGCGCTCGCCATATCAGTGGCAGCATGAGCCGTGCCTGTTTGGCTGGAAGAAGAACGGCAAACGCCAATGGTACTCCGACCGCAAGCAGACGACAATATGGGAATTCGACAAGCCGAAGAAAAACGGCGACCACCCGACAATGAAGCCCATTCCACTCATTGCCTACCCCATAAAGAATTCAAGCATGAGCAACTGTATCGTGCTCGACCCGTTCGGCGGCTCGGGCAGTACGCTCATTGCCTGTGAGCAGACAAAGCGTATCTGTCATACCATCGAGCTTGATGAAAAGTTCTGCGATGTAATCGTGAAACGGTATATTGAGCAGGTCGGTTCTGCGGAGAATGTGTCTGTGGTTCGTGACGGAAAGACGATTGCTTATTCCGAACTGGAGGTCACCAATGAAGAATGAACACACGCTCGGCAGCCTGTTTGACGGCAGCGGCGGTTTTCCGCTCGGAGGAATGCTTGCTGGCATTACTCCTCTGTGGGCTTCTGAAATCGAGCCGTTCGCCGTTCGGGTAACAACGAAAAGACTTCCTCAGATGAAACATTACGGAGATGTATCTGCGCTAAACGGCGCTGACCTGCCGTCTGTGGATATTATCACATTCGGCAGTCCGTGCCAGGACATGAGCATTGCCGGAAAACGCAGCGGTCTTGACGGTTCAAGGTCGAGCCTGTTCTATGAGGCGGTCAGAATTATAAAAGAAATGAGGTGCGCTACCAATGGCAAATATCCAAGGTTCTGCGTGTGGGAAAATGTCCCCGGAGCGTTCAGTTCCAACAATGGCGAGGATTTCAGAGCAGTTCTCGAAAGTCTGTGCAGGGTCAAGGACGAAAGCATTTCTGTTCCTAGATGTGAGAAATGGACAAACGCAGGAGAGATACTGGCAGACGGTTTCTCAATTGCCTGGCGAGTGCTTGACGCTCAATACTGGGGAGTCCCCCAGAGAAGAAAACGCATCTTCCTTGTCGCAGATTTTGATAGCGAATGCGCCGGAAAAATACTGTTTGAGTCCGAGGGCTTGTCGGGGTATTCTGCAGAGGGCTTCAAAACGTGGAAAAGAGCTGCCGCCGCTGCTGAAGGCTGCACTGGAACGGCAGGCGCAGTCTGCTTGAACGACCAAGGTGGCAACAGAATGGACGTGACGGAGGAAGTAACTTGCACACTCCGAGCCGAAGCTCATCACCCACCGTGCGTGATGGAGTCCGCAGCAGGGTTTTGCACGGAACACTCGGCAAAAGCGAGAGGTATCGGCTACGAAGATGAAACTTCACCTACACTCCGCGCAGGGACTGTTCCTGCAACTGTCTATGAAAACCACTCGCAGGATACACGCTATACGGAGTTGCACGGCGTTGCTCCAACGGTTTCTTCAACCTACGGGACAGGCGGCAACAATCAGCCGTTTGTGGTTGAAGATATACGCTGTTTTGATGTTCGTTTCACATCTGACGGCACGAAAAACGCACGGCAGAACTGCTATGAAACGGATACATCACGGACGATAGATACGGGCGGTAATTCTCCCGACTCAAACCAAGGCGGCGTGGCAGTCGTAGCCGTCCAGGGTTCAATGATAGGCAGAGCCGACAAAAACGGTCCGCAAGGCAGCGGTGTGAATGAGGACATTTCGTTCACTCTGAACACCACCGACCGACACGCAGTAGCTTTTTCACAAGATAGCTACACGAAGTACAGCGAAAACGATAAATGCGGAGCATTGAGAGCAGCTGGTGGAATGTACGGAGGGGGTTCGGAAACATTGGTTTACAGCACAAGCAAGAATTCCTACCACACCGAAGCCAAGGAGAATCTCGCAAACACGCTTGTCGCAAGCGATTACAAAGACCCGCCGACCGTGAATTCTCCGGAATACATAGTCCGCAGGCTTACTCCAACGGAGTGCGCCCGTTTGCAGGGATTTCCCGACTGGTGGTGCGCAGATCTCGGAACGGACGAGCCTACAGATGAAGAATTGACATTCTGGAAAGAGGTCTTTGAAATACACAGAAAAATCATCGGTAGCGCAGTCAAGCCGAAGTCCGAAAAGCAGATCCGCGCATGGCTGAAAAATCCCCACAGCGACTCTGCCGAGTACAAGCTGTGGGGAAACGGTGTTGCTCTGCCGTGTGTTTACTTTGTCCTTTCGGGGATTGTGTACTGTACACAGCTGAACCCAAAAATATTGTGTAGTAATACGGCTTGATATATATGCCTTTCAGAGTTAATATGTACGCAAAGGAGGGCAAAATGCCATGACAATTTACTACAACGCACAGGACAGAAAACCGCTTGTGAAAGCCATCAGCGAGTTCACGGGAGCGAAAGCAGTTTACATGAGAACACCGACCTACGCTTACCGAATCGATTATTTCACGGTGACCCGTGAGGGCAACCTTGAATTCGATGACAGAGCCGACAGCGAGGAAATCGAAGGATTGCTTGAATTCCTTGTAGGGCGTGGATTCATCGCCGAGGTTGCCGACACAGAACCGCCGAAAACGGATACCGAGGAAATACCCGCAGACACCGACAGCGCCGAACACAGCGAACCTGTGGGGCTTACGGTGGAAGTTCCGCTTGAAAGCACGGCGGTCGAGAATCTTACCAAGCTGCTCAAAGCAAAAGGCAGACTTATCCGCAAAGCATTAGCGGTGGATAAGCTGCCGATTGAGGTCACGGACAGCACGGTGAAGTTTCCATGGTTCGCAGAGTGCAGCACTGACGAATGTAAGGCTTACACGCATTTCATATCGGCTCTTTGCGAACTTGCCGCAAACGCAAAGCGAGTTACAGCGAAAGAAAAGGAAACCGACAACGATAAGTATGCATTCCGCTGCTTTCTCCTGCGGTTAGGTTTCATCGGTTCGGAGTACAAAGCCGAGCGGAAGATACTGCTGAGAAACCTCACAGGTTCATCGGCTTTCAGAAATGGAGGTGCTGTAAATGAAGTTTCCGAGTAAGGAGCAGATTGAGCAGTACCGCCGAGAGTACCCTGCCAGCTGCCGTGTGGAACTGGTTTCAATGGACGATTTCCAGGCGCCGCCGATAGGTACTCGCGGCACGATTAAAGGCGTTGACGACGCAGGAAATCTGCTCGTCCGCTGGGATAACGGCTCCGGGCTGAATGCTGTTCTTGGTGTTGATGTAGTTCGCAAAATCCGTGGCTGATATACACGATTTCTGCGTGTGTATTTCGTTCAATATATTGTGGTAAAACCGCTTGCTATATACTCGTTTTAGAGTTAATATGTGTCTACCGCAGCAAGGACGCTGCAAGGTTGCCCCCAAAAGGCGGCACGGACGCCGCCAACCGAGGGGCAACTCAGAAAGGGAAACAAAACAACGGAGGACACCACAATGAACGCAAAAACCACAAAGCAGATTGAAGAAATGATGAACCAGACCATAGGGGTCGAGGTTGAAATGAATAATATTACAAGAACGAAAGCCGCACAGATTGCCGCCGAGTTCTTCGGCACTCGCCGCCATGAGAATACCGCAGGCCGCAACGGTTACTGCACCTACTCAGCATGGGACAGCGAGGGACGCGAGTGGAAGTTCCAGAAGGACGTCAGCATTCACGGACCAGACAGCGAAAAGTGCGAATTAGTCACCCCGATACTTACCTACGCAGACATGGAAACCCTGCAGGAGCTTATTCGCAGACTGAGGAGAGCAGGCGCAAAGAGCGATGCCACAAGGAGCTGCGGAGTTCACATTCACATTGGCGCAAAAGGCCACACGGCGCAGACCTTGCGAAACCTCGCAAACATTATGGCAAGCCATGAAACCCTGCTTGCAAGCGCCTTGAACCTCGACAGAAACCGCATGAACCGCTACTGCCGCACGGTCAGCAAGGATTTCCTGGTGGAACTCAACCGCAAGAAGCCCAAAACCATGGCGGCACTTGCGGACACCTGGTACGGCAGTCAGAATGCGGATTACGGCAGGTCGGCGCACTACAACGAGAGCCGCTACCATATGCTGAACCTCCACGCAACCTTTACAAAGGGCACGATTGAATTCAGACTTTTCCAGTTTGACGCACCCTCGGGCGGCAAGCAGAACGGACTTCACGCAGGTCAGCTGAAAAGCTACATTCAGCTTTGCCTTGCGCTCAGCCAGCTTGCCAAGCAGGTCAAGACCGCAAGCGCAAATCCTCAGCAGACTGAAAATCCCAAGTACGCAATGAGAACATGGCTTTTACGGCTCGGATTTATCGGCGATGAATTTAAGACCGCAAGGGAACTTTACACCAAGCGGCTCGAGGGCGATACAGCTTTCAGAAACGGCAGACCCTAACAAGCAGGAATCAGCTTCCTGCCCCCAACTCCCCACGCTGTGGGGCTTTTGGTGGTAGAAAGGTGATTTCTGAACGGTGGCAAGAACGCTACCGAAAATACAAGCCGCCTTTCAGAAAGGACGAATTTCAAATGAAAAAGTACTACCTCGCCTACGGCAGTAATCTGAACCTACGACAAATGGCGCTGCGTTGCCATACGGCAAAGCCCGTGGGGACTGCGGTGATTAAGGACTACGAACTGCTCTTTAAGGGCAGCAAGACAGGCGCTTACCTCACGATTGAGCCGAAATCGGGAGCGGAAGTCCATGTCGCGGTCTGGTCGGTTGAACCTGCCGATGAGAAAAGGCTTGATGTTTATGAGGGTTTTCCGACCTTTTACTACAAGACCGAACTTGAACTGTCCGTGAGGTACTTCTCGGGCAAAAACGTGGTCAGAAAGGCTTTCGTGTACATCATGCACGAGGAGCGACCGCTGGGCTTGCCGAGCGGTTCGTATGTTCGGACTTGCCTTGAGGGTTACAGCAATTTCGGTTTTGATGAGAGTATTCTTCTCGCAGCACTGAACAACAGCAGGAGGGCTGTCCATGAAATCAGATAATGCAACAATGCTTCGCACCTGCTCTCACTGTGGGGCGCTGTACGGCGGTGTTCCCGCTCTTTCGAGAAAGTATCCCAACACGCAAATCTGCCCTGACACGATGTCGGAAGGTTGCCCCACAAAGGCGTGGCATGGACGCCACGCCACCAAAGGGCAGCCAGTGACTGCGGCACACGGAAGGCACTCGACGCCCTCGATAAATAATCCGAGGAACAGATTATCTCTGATATCCTTTGCTGCCAACGACGAGAGTAAAATTGAAAGCGGCATAAAGTACCAACTCTGAGAGGTTTCGTTCCTCATATAGGAAGTACACTCTAATTCCAAGTAAGTAAATAAAAAGACACCACTTGTGTACTGCCAAGTGGTGTCTCTCTTGCTTTTTGTCCAACGGTCATAGCCCCAGCCAAGCCTAGTTTATGGCAGTACCCTCCGGATAATTCCGGATTAATTGTGGACCTTGATTCACGTAGCAAGAACGCGTCTCTCGCTCAAGGTCTGCTATCGTTGGACGCGAGGTGGTAAAAACACTGCTTCGAATATATTTATCAAGCGACATCACCTCCTCAAGATAGATTATACCATAAAGTAATGCTTAATTCAATCAAGGAACATATCATGCGCAATTTAAAAAAATACACACCGACCCTCTATATGGCAGAGGGTTCCAATTACAATAAGGCGTCTGCCGATTATGCCGTCATGTTCATCGAAAATCTGTGTCACACCAAAGGCACATGGGCGGGAAAGCCATTCGAGCTTATCGACTGGCAGGAGCAGATAATCCGAGATTTGTTCGGAACGCTGAAGCCGAACGGTTACCGGCAGTTCAACACGGCGTACATTGAGATACCGAAGAAGCAAGGTAAATCCGAGCTTGCCGCCGCTGTTGCGCTGCTTCTCACCTGCGGTGACGGTGAGGAACGAGCCGAGGTTTACGGCTGCGCCGCCGACAGACAGCAGGCGGCTATCGTGTTTGATGTCGCAGCAGATATGGTGCGAATGTGTCCTGCGCTGTCAAAGAGAGTGAAGATTTTAGCGTCACAGAAGCGGCTAATATACATACCCACCAATTCGTTCTACCAGGTGCTTTCGGCAGAAGCGTACAGCAAGCACGGTTTCAATATCCACGGCGTTGTTTTTGACGAGCTGCACACTCAGCCGAACCGCAAGCTGTTTGATGTAATGACGAAAGGCTCCGGCGACGCCCGAATGCAGCCACTGTATTTCCTTATAACCACCGCCGGAACGGACACTCACAGCATTTGCTACGAAACTCATCAGAAAGCCAAGGATATAATTGAGGGTCGGAAAATCGACCCTACTTTTTATCCCGTGATTTACGGCGCTGATGAATCCGATGACTGGACTGACCCGAAAGTGTGGAAGAAAGCAAATCCGAGCCTTGACATTACGGTCGGTATCGATAAAGTAAAAGCCGCCTGCGAATCGGCAAAGCAGAATCCCGGCGAGGAGAACGCTTTCCGACAGCTTCGTCTGAACCAGTGGGTAAAGCAGGCGGTGCGTTGGATGCCGATGGAGAAATGGGACAATTGTGCATTCGCCGTTGACGAGGACGAACTGGAAGGTCGTGTCTGCTACGGCGGGCTTGACCTTTCGTCAACCACGGATATTACTGCGTTCGTACTTGCTTTTCCTCCTTTGGACGATGAGGATAAGTACATCATTCTGCCGTACTTCTGGATTCCCGAGGATAATCTGACTCTGCGTGTTAACCGTGACCATGTTCCTTATGATGTGTGGGAACGACAAGGTTATTTGCAGACAACCGAGGGTAATGTAGTGCATTACGGCTTTATTGAAAAATTCATCGAGAAACTCGGCGAACGTTTCAATATCCGTGAGATAGCCTTTGACCGTTGGGGTGCGGTTCAGATGGTGCAGAACCTCGAGGGCATGGGCTTCACAGTAGTGCCTTTCGGACAGGGGTTTAAAGATATGTCCCCGCCGACAAAGGAGGTGATGAAACTGGTGCTTGAACAGAAAATAGCCCACGGCGGTCACCCTGTTCTGCGGTGGAACATGGACAATATTTACATTCGCACCGACCCCGCCGGTAACATCAAGGCTGATAAGGAAAAGTCCACAGAAAAGATTGACGGAGCAGTAGCTACTATTATGGCTCTCGACCGCGCTATCCGCTGCGGAAACGACCACGGGGCTAGTGTGTATGATGACAGAGGAATACTTTTTATCTGATGCGTATAATCTTATTGACAAAGTAGCATAATTGTGATATAATATGACTACCAACATAGGAGGTGTTTTTTATGACAAATTCTATTTCAATAAGACCGTCAAAGGACATTCGCACTAATTACGCTCAGATTTCCGCACTTACAAGAGATAATCCGGTAGCAATCACGGTTAACGGCAAGGAGGATACTGTACTTCTTAGTCATGAGGATTATCAGCAGACCATGCATTATATTTCCGAGCTTGAAGAAAAACTTGCTCTGTATGCTCATCTTGCGCAAAGCATGGATGATATAAGGCTTGGAAGAGTCCACAGCGCTGATGATGTATTCAACGATTTATTAAACGACCTAGAGAACCTTGATGTATGAATTGCAGAGTAATATTCACTGATACGGCAGAAGCTGATCTTCGCGATATAGCCTTTTATATTGCAAAGCAGTCAAAGGATAAGAATATTGCGATCCGTTTTGTAAACAAGCTAAGAGAAAAATGCAAAAATCTCGAAATACTGCCGGAAAGCGGCTCGCTACCCAAGGAAAGGGTTCTTGTGAGTAATGGATATCGTTTTCTCATTCATGATAATTACCTTATGTTTTATTATTATGTCAAGGAAGAAAACACGGTATACGTTAATGCGGTTTTCAACGCAAAGCAAGATTATACCCGCGTGATGAAAAAGTTTATATAACATAACAGAATAATTGTTAAGCATCTGTCAGCAATGGCAGGTGCTTTTCTTATGCCCATTTTACGAAAGGACTGACTACATGAAGATTTTCAGCAGTTTATTTCATTCCAGGGACAAGCCTAAAAACAGCACTGCCGGCAGCGCCTACCGCTTTTACATGGGCGGTTCTACCGCCGGAAAGAACGTCACCGAGCGTTCCGCAATGCAGATTACCGCCGTGTATTCCTGTGTTAGAGTGCTGTCGGAAGCTGTGGCGGGACTACCGCTGCACGTCTATAAGTACCGTTCGGACGGCGACAACATGGACGTTGCTGTCGTTTGCCCCAAGCGCGGCATGGACGCCGCGCAACAAAGGCAAACAGGCGGTAAGGAGAAAGCGATTAACCACTCCTTGTACCGTCTGCTCCACGATGAACCAAATCCCGAAATGACCTCGTTTGTTTTCCGTGAAACGCTTATGACGCACCTGCTCCTGTGGGGCAACGCATACGCGCAGATTATCCGCAACGGAAAGGGCGAGGTCATTGCTCTGTACCCGCTTATGCCGAACCGAATGTCGGTTGACCGTGATTCCAACGGAAAGCTGTACTACAAATACTACCGCGGCTCAGATAAAGCCATTCGCAGCAAGGAATACGAAGTCATTCTTTCGCCGGGCGATGTCCTGCATATTCCCGGACTTGGTTTTGACGGACTTGTCGGCTACTCGCCGATTGCAATGGCGAAGAACGCTATCGGACTTGCAATTGCGACCGAGGAATTCGGCGCTAAGTTCTTTGCGAACGGCGCAGCGCCAAGCGGCGTGCTTGAGCACCCGGGAACAATAAAGGACCCGACTAAGGTTCGTGAAGCGTGGCAGTCGCAGTTCGGCGGGAGTTCCAACAGCGGAAAGGTCGCTGTGCTTGAGGAGGGCATGAAATACACTCCCATCAGTATTTCGCCCGAACAGGCACAGTTCCTTGAAACACGCAAATTTCAGATAAACGAGATAGCTCGAATTTTCAGAGTGCCGCCGCACATGGTCGGCGACTTGGAAAAATCGAGCTTTTCTAATATAGAGCAGCAGTCGCTTGAATTTGTGAAATACACCCTTGAACCATGGCTTGTGCGGTGGGAACAGAGCATGATTCGTTCGCTCCTCACCCCAAGCGAGAAACAGGAATATTTCATCAAATTCAATGTTGACGGGCTGCTGCGCGGCGACTACGCAAGCCGAATGAGTGGTTACGCTACCGCAAGGCAAAACGGCTGGATGTCCGCAAACGACATTCGGGAACTTGAAAACCTCGACCGTATTCCCGCCGAGGACGGCGGCGACCTATATCTCATAAACGGCAATATGACTAAGTTGGCTGACGCGGGTATCTTTGCGGCGGCTGACAGAGAGGAGGATAATTCTAATGAAGAAGTTCTGGAAGTGGAAGAACCAAGCGGAAACAGCGGAGAGAACACTATTCCTCAACGGCACTATCGCAGATGAGAGTTGGTTTGACGATGACGTCACACCGCAGCTTTTCAAGGATGAACTGATGTCCGGCAGCGGTGACATTACCGTCTGGATTAACTCGCCCGGCGGTGACTGCGTGGCGGCGGCGCAGATTTACAATATGCTGATGGACTACAAGGGCAATGTCACCGTGAAGATTGACGGTATCGCAGCAAGCGCCGCAAGCGTTATCGCGATGGCGGGAAACAAGGTGCTGATGTCCCCGGTTTCAATGCTGATGATACACAACCCTATGACGGTAGCTATGGGCAACACAGCCGAAATGCAGAAAGCAATCGAAATGCTGTCCGAGGTTAAAGAAAGCATTATGAACGCTTATGAAATCAAGACGGGGATGAGCCGCGCGAAGATTTCTCACCTCATGGACGCTGAAACATGGATGAACGCAAACAAGGCGGTTGAACTCGGATTTGCGGACGGTATTCTTGCCCGTGAAGAACCTATGGAGGAACAGCCCGCTAACGCTCTGATGTATTCCGAAGCGCAGGTGGTTAATTCTCTTATGGATAGGCTTGCGGAGAAATGCCACATAGCGCCAAAAACCGAACACAAAACCAAAGCCGAGGATTTATTTTCTCGGCTTGATTTGATTAAGAACTGGAGGTAACACACATGACTATTATGGAACTGCGCGAAAAGCGCAACAAAGCGTGGGAAGCCGCAAAGGCTTTCGTTGAAACAAAGCGCGACAAGGACGGTTTGCTTTCCGCAGAGGACGCGGCTTCATACGCTGAAATGGAACAGAAAATCAAGGATTACGGCGCTGAAATCGAGCGTATGGAGCAGATGGCGGCTATGGACGCACAGCTTTCCAAGCCTACGTCAACCCCTCTCACCGGCAAGCCGATGAACGGCGCTGACAAGCCCAAGACAGGCAGAGCGAGTGATGAATATAAGGCGGCAATGCTGAACGCTCTCCGCACCAATTTCCGTCAGATTTCAAATGTTCTTTCCGAGGGCATTGACGCAAACGGCGGCTACCTTGTTCCTGAAGAGTACGACAGCCGCCTTATTGACGCGCTGACCGAGGAAAACATCATCAGAAAGCTGGGTCACACCATCACCACCAGCGGCGAACACAAGATAAATATTGCCGCAACAAGGCCCGCTGCCGCATGGATTGACGAGGGCGGTGCGCTCACTTTCGGGGACGCTACTTTTGCGCAGATTAACCTTGACGCGCACAAGCTGCACGTTGCGGTTAAGGTAACCGAGGAGCTGCTCTACGACAACGCTTTCGGTCTTGAAAACTACATAATTGAGCAGTTCGGCAAGGCGCTTTCCAATGCGGAAGAGGACGCATTCCTCAACGGTGACGGTGTCGGAAAACCTCTCGGCATTTTTGCGGACAATGGCGGGGGCGAAGTGGCAATTACCACCGCAAGCGCGACCGTGATTACCGCAGACGAGGTAATCAACCTTGTGTACTCGCTCAAGCGCCCCTACCGCAAGAACGCAAAGTTCATCATGAACGACCAGACTATTGCGGCGCTCCGCAAGCTGAAGGATAACAACGGCGCGTATCTCTGGCAGCCGTCCCTCCAGGCGGGCGAGGTCGACAGATCTGATTGAATGAAAAATCAGCCATTAAGAAGCGTCCCTCCAGGCGGGCGAGGTCGACAGGCTGTTCGGTTATGAGGTCTACACCTCTCCGTATGTTCCCACTATCGCCGCAGGAAAGCCAGTAATTGCATTCGGCGATTTCAGTTATTACAATATCGGTGACCGCGGCACACGTTCTTTTGCTGAACTCAAAGAACTGTACGCAGGCAACGGCATGATAGGATTTGTGGCAAAGGAGCGCGTTGACGGAAAGCTGATTCTCCCCGAAGCAGTACAGATTCTCAAGATGAAAGCCGGTTCGGGTTCGTGATGAATGAACTGCTTACCAAAGTAAAACAGAACCTCATACTTGAACACTCGGCGGACGATGAACTTATAAGCGGGTTCATCACCGCCGCTGTTTCCTATGCTGAAAGCTATCAGCATATGGAGCAGGGATATTACACGGATAATCCCATGCCGCCGACTACCGAACAGGCGGTAATAATGCTGTCATCGCATTTCTATGAGAGCCGCGATGGCTCGACTGGCGGATTTTTCGGGGACAATGTTCAGGCGGGGAAACAGGTGTGGGATACGGTGAATATGTTGCTGCGACTGGACAGGCGGTGGAAAGTATGAGTTTCGGTAAGATGAACACGCAAATACAGATAACTCAAAAACAGGTCACGCTCGATGGCGAGGGCTTTCAGACGGAATCCAATGTCGTTGTAGCAACAGTCAGAGCCTATCGGGAGGGTCGGCACGGCAGCGAGAAATGGGCTAACCGTGCCGCATTTTCCGAAGCAACCGACCTGTTCCGTTTCAGAACAATCCCTGGTCTGATAGTTACAACAAATATGCGGCTGTTATGCGATGGTTCTGTATTTGAGATAACCTCTGTCAAAGATGTGAAAGGCAGAGGTATGTATATTGAAGTGCTTGCAAAGGAGGTGCAGCCGAGTGGCTAAGGCTGATGTAAAAATGCCCGATGAATTTCTTGCGAGGATTTCTCGGCTTGGAGCGCAGACCGACAGCATTGCCGAAAAGGTATTGCAGGCGGGCGGCGAGGTCGCTCTCGCAAAGGTCAAAAGCAATCTGAAATCCGTTGTAGGTTCGGGAACGAAAAGTAAATCCCGCTCCACAGGAGGACTTGAACGGTCGCTCGGCTTATCTCCCGTTATGGTCGACAAAAACGGAAATCATGACATCAAGGTAGGATTTTCCGAGCCGAGAACGGACGGCGGCAGTAACGCTAAAATAGCGAATATCCTCGAATACGGCACAAGCAGTCAGTCAGCGAAACCTTTTCTGAAACCTGCGAAATCCGCTGTGAAAAAGCAGTGTGTGGAAGCCATGAAATCCGCGTTTGAAAAGGAGGTCGAGGGGCTGTGAGTTTGCTTTCGGAACTCTCTGCGATAGCTAAAAAGCTGAAAATCCCGGCGCAGACTGCGATGTATTCAGGAAAGGCTCCCGATGAATATCTGGTATTCACTCCGCTGTACGACAGCTTTGAACTTCACGCAGACAATGCGCCGACTGCCGATGTGCAGGAAGTACGGATTTCTCTGTTTACGAAAAGCAGTTACACCCGTACTGTGAGCAGGATTGTAAAGGTTCTGCTCAGCGCGGATATTACCGTAACCGCCCGAAAGTATGTCGGTTATGAGGACGAAACTGGCTATCATCATTACGCCGTTGATACGGCGAAAAACTATGAAATGGAGGAGATATAAATGGCAACAATAGGTCTTGACAAGCTGTTCTACGCTGAAATAACCGAGGACAGCGACGGCAGCGAAACCTACGGAGTTCCCGCTTCGCTTGCAAAGGCAATTTCGGCAGACCTCTCCGTGGAGCTTGCGGAAGCAACGTTATATGCCGATGACGGCGCTTCGGAAATCGTCAAGGAGTTCAAAAGCGGAACGCTTTCACTTGGCATTGACGATATAGGCAATGACGCGGCTTCGGTTCTGACGGGCGCTACCATTGACAGCAACAACGTGGTCATTTCCACCAGCGAGGACGGCGGCAAGCCCGTGGCTATCGGGTTTCGGGCGAAGAAATCCAACGGCAAGTACCGATACTTCTGGCTGTACAGAGTGAAGTTCGGAATTCCGTCAACCTCGCTTGCAACAAAGGGTGACAGCATTACGTTTTCCACGCCTACAATTGAAGGAACGGTCTTACGCAGAAATAAGCCGGACGGCAGCGGAAAGCACCCATGGAAAGCGGAAGCGACCGAGGGCGAGAAGAACGTTCCTGACAGTGTAATCACGGGTTGGTACAAGTCTGTATATGAACCAACATTCACGGCAAAGTCCGCTGAAACAGGCAAGTAACGGAGGTATGAGCAATGACGAATGAACGCAGTTCTTTAATAACCATCGGCGGTGAGCAGTACGAGATGATCCTCACCACCAGAGCGACAAAAGCAATTTCTAACCGCTACGGCGGACTTGACAACCTTGGCGATAAGCTGATGAAATCAGAAAATATGGAGATGGCTCTGGACGAGATAATCTGGCTGATAACTCTGCTTTGCAATCAGAGCATTGAAATCTACAATCTAAGAAACAGCGATAAAAAGCCGCTTCTCACCGAGAAAATTGTGGAACTCCTGACCTCTCCCGGCGAGCTTGCCGAATACAAGGACGCTATCACCGAAGCTATGCTGAAAGGCACAAAGCGCAATGTGGAAAGTGAGGATACATCAAAAAACGCAGTAACAGCCGGGTGAACGATGCAGAACTATTCACCCGGCTGTTCTATTATGGAACGGCGCAGCTGCACCTCGCTTCGGAAGAGGTGTGGCTTATGCCGTTCGGCTTTCTGATGGATCTGTGGGAGTGCCATAAGCAGTTTATGGGGATTGCTAAACCTAAACGTGAAGCGGATATTGACGAGGTTGTGCCGATGGAAATTTGATTGGAAAAGTGGTTGAAAAAAGTGGAAATGCGTGGTATAATATAATAATTGAAGGTTAACTTATGTATGATATTTAGGAGTGAGAGAAATGAATAGACAGATTGATTTTAATATGCTCATTGAATTGCAACGATTAGAGAATCTATCACAAACATATAAGTCAGAATTACGATGCATAAGTAAAACAATAAGAAATACAATTTGGAATGATAACAACTCTCTTAGATTATATAAATTGCTTCAAGTTACTAATGATGTGTATGAGTTTGTGATAAAACTCATAGACTTTTTTGACTTGTCGCTAATATATGAGTACATTAATATTTTGCAGAATTTTTCTTGGTTTATCGGTATAAGTTCAGAAGAAAGTTGCTTTGACACACTCAGAAGCACTGTTCAGATGGAAAATTCAAGAAAAGAAATAGAAAAACAATGGCAAGATATTAATGCTTCCGAAAATGGTTGTAAAAGCTTTAAAGAAATATTTGATGATGTGTTTTCAAATTGTATAGAAAAATACAGAGACAAATTCTTTCATAGGTTAACTGAAACTGATTGCTTATGCAGAGTAGTTAATGATACATATCCTATTAATAAAGAAAGATTTATACCTTGGGATTCCTCCTATAGTAATCGCTGGAATCCACCAGGAAAGGCGTATCTGTATTTATCATTCTCTGAAATAAATAAAGCATATTCTGCCGACCTTTCACTGAATGAGTATATTTGCTTGGAAGAGTATAGAGCAAAGAAGGGCAATACCTATTACTTTTGTGATTTTAAACCTGTTACAGATGGCTTGATTATGGATTTGTCGTATAATGATACAACACTTGCAGAAATAAGAAATATAGTTGATTCCCATTACAATGATGTAATTTCAAGCATGATCAAGGAACTATTAAGCGACACAAACAAATTGGAGAAGTACAAGAAAAATAGGGGACATTTGAAAAAAGATATATATAATTTGAGGCATAAATATGAAATAAAAAGACAAATCATAGAAGAATCGTTTGCAAAGCAGTATCTAAAAATGATATGCAGTTGTATCTATAAAAAGGTTGATGAATCAGATGAAAGCAAACGAAAAGAAGCTTATAAGTCTTTCCATGCAATTGCTTTGTATCTTGAGGAAAAAGGAATAGCCGGGATTATCTATCCTTGCACACGCACAAACAAAATTGTTGGCAAGAATTTGGTGTTGTTCAATAAATATGATGCCGAGCCAATAGAGAGTAGCATTAGAGAATACAAGTACCAGTGAGCGAATTGTTGTAAATTACTCAATCGTATGTCCAGCGGAGCAACTATATTGTTGCTCCTTTTCCTATATTTCCGAGCCGCAAGGCTCTTTTTTTATGCCATTTTCCCAAGGAGGTGACGCAGAATGTCCGAAAATTTCGGTCTGAAAATAGGTCTTGAGGGCGAGCGTGAATTCAAGAAATCCCTCGCCGAAATCAACAATTCATTCAAAGTCCTCGGTTCTGAAATGAAACTGGTTGATTCGCAGTTCGACAAGAACGATAAATCCACCGAAGCCCTAACCGTCCGCAGCGATGTTCTGAACAAGGAAATCGACCAACAGAAGCAGAAAATCGAAACGCTCCGCTCCGCACTTGCAAATGCCGCAGAATCGTTCGGTGAGAACGACCGCCGCACTCAAAGCTGGCAGATACAGCTGAACAACGCGCAGGCGGCTCTGAACGGCATGGAGCGTGAACTGAATTCCAACAACACCGCCCTTGAAAAGGCAGACAAGGGCTTTGGCGATGCCGGAGATGAAGCCAAGGACTTTTCAAATTCCGTCAAGAAAGCCGCCGACACAAGCGAGGACGCTGACGGGAAACTGAGCAAACTCGGAGATACCGCAAAGAAAACCGGCGCGGCTCTCGGGGCTGCTGCAGCGGCTGTTGGAACAGCCTGCGTTGCCGCAGGAAAAAAGCTGTGGGACATGGCGAACGATGTCGGCTCGGCGGGCGATCAGATTGACAAGACCTCGCAGAAAATCGGCATAAGCGCCGAAAGCTATCAGAAGTGGGGTTATGTGTTCGAGCACTGCGGCGCTGACGTAAACAACCTCCAGACGGGCATGAAAAAGCTGTCCACCGTCATCACGGACGCGGCGGGCGGTTCGGATTCCGCAGCAGAAAAGCTGTCCGCTGTAGGGCTTTCCATCGAGGAGCTGAACGGCAAATCACAAGACGAACAGCTGAGCATGGTAATCACGGCGCTACAAGGCATGGAAGCAGGCGCAGAGCGTACAGCCGCCGCAAACGACCTCCTCGGAAAATCCGCTGTGGATATGGCGGCTGTCCTGAACACAAGCGTAGAGGAAACCGAACGTCTGAAGCAGGAAGCTGAGGACTACGGCATGGTTATGAGCAATGAAGCCGTGGCGGCTTCAGCAGCTTTTGAGGACAGCCTTACCAAGCTGTCACACACGGCAGGCGGTCTGAAGAATCGCATGGTGGGAGAACTCCTGCCTGGAATAACGCAAATTACGGACGGACTTGCCGACCTCCTCGCAGGCAACGAGCAAGCTGCGGACGAACTGAAAAACGGCGTTACATCTGTTATCGACACTATCCGGACGCTGATTCCGCAGTTTGCGGAACTCATCACCTCGATTGCAGGAGCAGTCCTCGAAAGCGCTCCGGGTATCATCAAGGCGCTTGCTGATGGACTTCTGTCGGCTATCTCGGAGCTTACTCCGACCATCGTCAGAATCGTGACCAAGATAATTTCTGCTCTGGTGGGACTGCTGCCGCAAATCGTGTCAGCCGGAGCGGATATTCTGTTGTCGCTCATCAAGGGCATTGCGGACACGATTCCGCAGCTTGTTCCGCAGATAGTCGCCGTTGTCGTGGAGATAGTGAAAACGCTTGTGGACAACCTGCCGCTTATCCTTGACGCAGCTTTACAGCTTGTGACGGGGCTTGCACAGGGTATTTTAGATTCACTGCCAATCCTCATTGAAGCCCTGCCGCAGATAATCACGGGAATCGTGGATTTCCTCATCGGCGCGATACCGCAGATAATCGAAGCGGGAATACAGCTGCTGACGGCGCTTGTGACGGCTCTGCCGGACATCATTGCGGCAATCGTGGAGGTCATTCCGCAGATAATTGACGGCATAATCAAGGCGGTGATTTCGGCAATTCCGCTTATCATCGAAGCAGGAATCAAGCTGTTAGTTGCGCTTGTGCAGAACCTGCCGACAATTATCACGAACATTGTTGCGGCTATTCCGCAGATTATTTCAAGCGTTATTGACGCTGTTATCGGAGCGATTCCGCAGCTTGTTGCGGCGGGCGTTCAGCTGTTTATTGCGCTGATTGAAAATCTCCCGACCATCATCGTGGAAATAGTCAAGGCGATTCCGCAAATAATTACAGGTATCGTTGACGCATTCGGCAGTTACTTCGGCAAGATGGCGGAGGTCGGCGGCAACCTGCTGAAAGGTCTGTGGCAGGGCATTTCTGACGCAGGCGCTTGGCTCTGGAATCAGATTAGCGGATTTTTCGGCGGCATTGTGGACGGAATCAAGGACTTCTTCGGAATACACTCGCCGTCAAAGCTATTCGCCAATCTCGGCGGCTTTATGGCTGAGGGACTTGGTGAGGGTTTCGGCGATGAGATGAAGGACGTTTCAAAGAGTATGCAGAACGCTATTCCGTCAGATTTCGACCTCGACATGAACGGCGCGGTTTCAGGCTTCAACGGAGTACAGGCGCAGGCGTTTGACATTACGATTCCGCTGAGCATTGACGGAGTTCCGCTGACTAAGGTAATTTCAAGAATACAGTGGAATCAGAACAAGGTGACGGTAAGGAATGCGGGGGCGGTGTGATGGTTGAGATAATCGTGACCGAAAACGGCAATGTGCGTGGTGTGTTTACGCGGGTGATTTTCGCATCGCTTACCGACAGTCTGAACGGAGAATGCACCTTTCAGTTTTCTGTTATTTCATCGGCGGCAAAGGAGATTTTCACAGGGCTTGAGGTCGAACTGAAAAGCGACACGCTGAACTACATTTTCAATGTGGTGAAGGTGTCGAAATCCCTTTCAAATGGCATTGCAATTTGTACGGTTGAGTGCGAACACAAGTCCTACGAACTTAACAACGATGAGTACAAGCTGACTGAATTTGACTTTGAGGGCGCTCCGAGTGAGTGCCTTATTTCTTTGTTGCAAGATACTTCGCTGACCGCTGGAATCTGCGACCCTATCGTTCCGATAAAGCTGAAAATAAATCGAGAATGTACCCGCCGAGCCGCCTTAATGCAGCTAATTGCGCTCTGCGGCGGAGAAATAGAGTATAACGGGACGGAAATAAATATCCGTTCGCACAGAGGTTCGCAGGACTACATTGGCATTATGGACGGAAAAAATGTATCCGACCTCACGATGGAAACCGACAGCCGTTCGGGAACTACAAATTACGGACTGACGCTGTACAAGAATATGAATTTTTCGGTCGGCGACAACGTGCAGATAGTGTTCCACCCGTTCAACCTCAACGTAAACACCCGCATAATCGCCATGAGTTTCAACCCGTACAACCGCCGTGAAATCTCAATCGAGGTCGGAGATTACCGTCCGAGCATTTCGGACAATCTCTATCAGATGGAGCAGAAAACTAACGAGATACGCAAGGATGTGGGCGAATCCACTGCAGAACTGAAAACCGCGACAAACAGCATGGATATTTCGGTTACGGAGAAGTCACAGCGGCTGTTCCGCATTACTTACAATGCGATTCAAGTGACATACGCGGCGTTCTGTTCGACCGTGAAATTCGTGATTTCAGCCGCAGGAACGCTTGCATTTATTCTGAAAAAGAACGAAAACGAGGTCATGCGGTATGAGGAGTATTTCAGCGAGGGAGCACACACAAAGACCTACACCTACCCATTCACATCTGAAGTTGGACAGAACACCATGTCGTTGAGCGTGGTTTCGGCTGACGGCGCAGAGGGTAAATTCCCGAAAATGCAGACCTGGGGCTATGTAATGGGCGCTTATCTCGCCGGAGATACTCCGTGGGACGGCTACATCGAAACCCGCGAGGACGAGTTTCATTTTACTATGCGTAGAACCGTCAGAAAGTCGCTTGTTCGTACATCGGATACTCTGCTGTTTGAGATACTCAAGTCGCACAAATTCAAGTTCAGCGAAACTATGCCCGCTTTTGTTAAGCGTGAAAGAAACAGAAAAACGCTTGAACCCACCATCAGAGCGGTATTCCCTGACGCATGGAGTCCGAAAATAATCACACCGCCGCCAATAACCGTAGTGAACGTATCGAACAGAAAGCTGTATCTTGAACTGCGAAATCCCGTCAAGGCTGATGAAATAGCGGTTTCTGCGTTCACAATGATAGTCACCACCGAAAAGGAAACTGTACGCTTGCAGCCGATTTCTGCTGACTTCGGTATCGGCGATTTCGGCAGTACGATTTGGCTTGCGTTCGGAAGTTCCGTGATGAAAGACAGTGTTCAGAGCATTACTTTGCTGTATGACGGAGATGTCGGTAATCTGACTGATGTGCTGAATAACGCGCCGTGTAACGGCTTCCAGACATCGTTTATTTACACACCGTATGAGGAGGAAGAAACATGATAAAAGGACGTGCGACCATTCAGCTTTTTGATGAAAAGACAGGCGAGGTAGTTCGTGAACTGCATGAGGAGAACATGATAACCAACGCAGTGGATACGATTCTCAACCCGCCCGATTACATCGAAATCGGCATGGATTCCGACAACGACCGCAGCTTTAATATGCTGCGTGATTTTGCGGGAAACATTGCCGATACCGCGTTCCGTGGAATAATCGTCTGCCGCGATAAAATCCCCGAGGACGGCAACAATATGATGCTCCCGTGGACGAACGAGGAGATAGGTCACGCAGGAATCGCCAACACGAACACGGATACAAGCATAGGCACTTACAATGCCAACGAAAGTGGTCGCATTGAGAACGGCAAGGGCTACCGCCATGTGTGGGACTTTGCTTCGGACAAGGCGAACGGCGAAATCAGCTGTATCTGCCTTACCACCAAGGACGGCGGCACAAACGGAATGCACCATTCCTACTGGAATCTGTCCTGCGGAGGAACTGACCTTAACAGCAGTTCTCTGGATTCGTTCAAGCAGGCATATCACACTATTGTCGGGCGGTATATTCCGGATTCGCAGTTCAACTGCGGGGTTTTCAAGTGGTTTTACATGGGCAGGCTGACGAATGGAAATGTGCGGCTCCTCGGAAAGCATATCCATGACGGGTGCATTTATGAGGTCGTTATGTTCGACCCCATGTCCATAAGCGTAAGCGCGGAAAAGCCGTTCTGCGGCATTATAAGCGTGAAGAAAGTCATAGAGCTGTTTCCGGCTGCGGAGCGTATTCCTAATACGACCTATGATAACAGCTATCATCATGGCGGCTATTTTTATGACTGTAACACTACAAATGCGGACTATGTACCGCAGGAAGAAAAAGAAAAGCTGCGGCAGGATTGGGAGAACAACCCACAGTGGCTTGCGTTTTTTCCGTATGTTATCGGTGATAAGATACATATTGTTGCGACTTCGCGTTATCACATTCATCATTACATTTTCAGGCTGTCCGATTATTCGCAGGTTTCGAAGAAAACCATCGAAACCGACACGCTGCTCCAAATGTACGGCGTAGGCTTTAAGTATGAGAGAATCAGCAATTCTTCATCGCAGTACAGATGGTTTTACGGCGCGGGTGTGAACGGAGATTACTGCAATGCTCTAAGCGCCTTTGAGTGGGACGATAAGTACTTCGTCATTACTAAATATCCGCTGATAGACGGGAAAGAAGCGACAGGAACAAACAACTTCGGGCAGCTGCGTGTGTTCACAAAGGACGGCAAATCCACGGGCAAGACATGGCAGTATGTCGCTGACGGAACGCTCTCTAACATGACGGCGGCGAGCTTCTGGGGATTTTATGTTGACGAAAAGACGAACACTCCGCTTGTGATTTGCGATAGCTGCAACATTTCCTATTCGGTGCTTGCCCTTGAGATAATCAAAAGCGGAGAGGATTACGGCAGATACAGAATGAGGTTTTCTGCGCCCACCTATTCAAGCAGCTACCTGTATTCGTATGCAAATATACTCAAAGTCGATGGACTTAGTCTGCCGCTGTATATTCTGACGTACTATCCGTATTCAAGCGGCAGTCAGCATTTCTTCGGCTTTGCGCTTGGGATATGCAAGCTGTGCCTTACCACAATAAACAATCTGTCCGAGCCGGTGCGAAAACTGGACGGGCAGGTCATGAAAATAACTTACGATATCGTTGACGAACGATTGGAGGGTTTATTATGAGAGAATTCTGGAACACAATTCGGCTTATTTTTACGGCGGTCGGCGGGTGGCTCGGCTGGTTTCTCGGAGGGAGCGATGGGTTGCTTTTTGCGCTTATTGCCTTTGTGGTTATCGACTACATAACCGGAGTGATGTGCGCAATCTCGGACAAGAAGCTGTCAAGCGCAGTCGGGTTCAAGGGTATCTGCAAGAAAGTGCTCATTTTTGCTCTGGTGGGCTTGGGGCATATTCTTGATACTCGGGTTATTGGTGCAGGTTCTGTTCTGCGCACTGCGGTGATATTCTTCTATCTGTCGAACGAGGGTATTTCACTGCTTGAGAACGCTGCGCACCTGGGTTTGCCCGTTCCGAAGAAGCTGAAAGATGTGCTTGAGCAGCTGCATAAGCGCTCGGAAAAGGAGGACGATGATGAAGATTAAAGGCGTTGATTTAAGCTACTGCCAGGAGGGCATCAGCTTTCCTGCGCTGAAACAGGTGGGTGTGAAGTTTGCGATTATCCGTGCAGGCTTTTCCACGAAGAAAGATGTTACTATGGATAAGTTCGTGGTGGACTGCAAGAAATACGGCATTGACTACGGATTTTACTGGTACAGCTATGCTATGAGTATCGAGCAGGCACAGGCAGAAGCCGAAAAGTGCATTGAGGTAATCAAGAACTTATCTCCGACATATCCCGTATTCTTCGACATGGAAGAGAAAAAGCAGATCAGTGGTCTGAATACGGACACACGCACAAAGATGGCTATTGCTTTCTGTGAAAAGATAAGGCAGGCGGGATTAAAGCCCGGAATATATGCAAATCCGTCTTTTATGGAGAACTATTACGACAAGAACAGGATCATCGGCAAGTACGACATCTGGCTTGCCCACTGGACTAACAGCCCCAATTGTCCGTCAAAGTACAGCTACGGTCAGACTATGTGGCAGTGGGGACTTGACAGAATAGACGGATACGATGTTGACGGGGATATATGCTTTTTCGATTATGCAAAATCCGCTCACGAAAAGAAAACCGTTGATGAACTTGCCGATGAAGTTATTGCCGGCAAGTGGGATAACGGTGCGGAGCGTGAAAGATTGCTTACTGCCGCCGGATACGACTACAATGCGATTCAGAAAAGAGTCAATGAAAAGCTATACAGGAAAACTACCGATGAGATTGCAGTTGAGGTTATTGCGGGTCTGTGGGGGAATGGAGCCGAACGAAAGGAAAAGTTGACTGAAGCCGGGTATGATTATTCGGAGGTGCAGAAACGTGTAAATGAAATGCTCAGATAAAACTTAACAACTACAGTGATAATGCCCACCTTGGATTGATTTCCTTGGTGGGCATTATTTTTTTCGGACCGGATGACTATTTTTTCTCCAGTAGATATTGAGGTAATCCCTAGGATTGGAGGAAAGCTCAATGACAAATCAGCAAAAAGAACAAATACGAACAATGCGCTTACAAGGCGTCGGTTATATTAAAATAGGAAAAGCACTCGACATATCAGATAATACGGTGCGCTCATTCTGCCGCCGCAACGGTCTGGGTGACAAATCAAAGAATGCCGTGGCCTGTAAACAGTGCGGAAAGCTGATAAAAAACATTGCTAAGCAGAAACCGAAAAAGTTCTGCTCCGATTCCTGTCGAAATACATGGTGGAATGAACACAGGGATTGCGTCAACCGAAAAGCAAATTATGAATATACCTGTGCCTGCTGCGGACGTCATTTCACAGCTTACGGAAACAATCACAGAAAATACTGTTCTCATGCCTGCTACATAACAGACCGTTTCAGAAAGGGGCATACTTCTGATGAGTGACAATTACAGAAATCGGTTGGAAAGCTACCTTGCTTCCATGCTCCAGGCAAAACGAATGCTGTCGATGGGTATTATAACCCCGGAAGATTACGCCGATATTGATACAATTATGAACGAAAAATACGGTATATCTTCGTGTAGTTTATATTGCGGAATGGACTTGATATATGATGGCTTTAGAGGTAATATGTCACACTATAAGGAGGTGACGTTATGTCAGGAAAAATAACCATCGTATCAAAACCGCCAAAGCTGGAAAGAAAAAAGAGAGTAGCCGCCTATGCTCGTGTGTCGAGCGGTAAGGACGCTATGCTCCATTCGCTCTCAGCACAGGTCAGCTATTACAGCGACCTCATTCAAAACCACGGTGACTGGCTCTATACGGGTGTATATTCCGACGAAGCCAAGACAGGCACCAAGGATTCAAGAGCAGGTTTTCAGAATTTGGTCGCAGACTGCCGTGCCGGTAAAATTGATATGGTGATTACAAAATCCATCTCCCGCTTTGCACGAAACACAGTCACTTTGCTACAGACAGTTCGTGAGTTCAAAGCTCTGGGGGTGGATATTTATTTTGAGGAGCAGAATATTCACACAATTAGCGGTGACGGAGAATTGATGATGACGATTCTTGCTTCATACGCACAGGAAGAAAGCCGCTCGGCAAGCGAAAATCAGAAGTGGCGAATCAAGCGTAGTTTTGAATCCGGTATTCCCTGGGATAGGACTTTAATGGGGTATCGTATGGAAAACGAGCATTATGTTATTGTTCCGAGGGAAGCCGAAATCGTCCGCCGTATTTATAATGAATACCTTTCGGGCAGCGGCTACCAGCTTATTGCAAAACGCTTGAATGAGGAGGGTGTTCCGTCACGGTTTGGCGGTAAATGGAATCAGTCCGCAGTTTCACGAATACTCAGCAATCACACCTATACGGGTAATCTTTTGCTGCAAAAGACATTCCGTGAAAACCATATCACTAAACGGAAAATCTTCAATAACGGCGAACTTCCGAAGTATCTTGCTGAAGAAAGCCACGAAGCCATTGTTGACGAAAAAACTTTTCAAGCTGTTCAAGAGGAAAAGTCAAGGCGGGCGGCTCGGTTTAACAAGAAGTCTGTGCCAAAGAAAACATATCCCTTTTCAAGCCTTATGGTGTGCGATAACTGCGGCAAAAACTATCGCCGAAAGATCACAAAAACGGGAGCGGTCTGGGTGTGCGGAACATACAATTCACTTGGTAAAGCAGCTTGTGCGTCTAAGCAGATACCGGAGTCTACTCTACAGCAAGTCACTGCTGATGTCCTGGGTCAGAATGATTTTACTCACGAGTGGCTTTGCCACCGAATTCAGCATATTCGCGTCTGCAATGATAATACCCTGATTTTCTATTTCAAGGACGGTTCGGAAATTACTCGAATTTGGAAAGACCGCTCACGCAGTCAAAGTTGGACGGACGAGATGAAAGAAGCCGCCCGTCAGAAAACATTAGAAAGGAGCAAGCATAATGCCTAAAGTTACGATGATACCGGCGACTGTAAATTCCTTGACGCATCTGCCAAAGGCATCCGTGCAGAAAAGGCGTGTTGCCGGATATGCCCGAGTTTCAACTGACAGTGATGAGCAGTTCACAAGCTATGAAGCGCAGGTGGACTACTACACCCGATACATTCAGTCAAAGCCGGAGTGGGATTTCGTAAGGGTCTATACCGATGAAGGAATTTCCGGCACAAATACCAAGCGCCGCGAAGGTTTCAAGGAGATGATAGCGGACGCATTGGCGGGTAAAATCGACCTTATTGTTACAAAGTCGGTCAGCAGATTTGCTCGAAACACGGTTGACAGCCTTGTAACTATCCGAAAGCTGAAAGAAAACGGCGTTGAGTGTTATTTTGAAAAGGAGGGTATTTACACCTTCGACGGCAAGGGCGAACTGCTCATAACCATAATGTCCTCACTGGCGCAGGAAGAAAGCCGCAGTATTTCCGAAAACATTACGTGGGGTCAGCGCAAGAGCTTCGCTGACGGCAAGATTCATTTGGCATATAAGCATTTCCTCGGTTATAAAAAGGGCGAGGACGGACGGCCTGCCATTGTCGAGGAAGAAGCCGTCGTTGTTCGGCTGATTTACAGATTATTTCTTGACGGCAAAACCCAAGCAGGAATTTGCAGGTATCTTGAGGACTTGGAAATACCGTCACCAAGCGGTAAGGCAAAGTGGAGCAAAACCACAGTTACCAGTATTCTGACAAATGAAAAATACAAGGGTGACGCACTTCTCCAAAAGTCTTTTACAGTAGATTTTCTGCAAAAGAAAACAAAGCTAAATGAAGGCGAGGTGCCGCAGTATTATGTTGAGGGCAGCCACCCCGCCATTATTGAACCTGATGAATGGAATCACGTCCAAGCTGAATTTGCCAGACGAAAAGCACTCGGCAACGCATACAGCGGAAAAAGCGTACTCTCTGCAAAGCTGGTTTGCGAGGACTGCGGCGGGTTCTTCGGCTCAAAGGTCTGGCATTCCACCGACCGCTACCGTCGCACTGTTTGGCAGTGCAACAATAAATTCAAAGGCGGTGAACGTTGTCTGACGCCAACTGTGGATACGGAAACCGTACAGCAGCTCTTCATAAAAGCCTATAACCAGATGATGGGAAATAGAAAGCAAATCATTGAGGACTGCGAACTGATGCGCAAAAAGCTGACCGATTTCAAGTCACTAGACGCCGATATTGAGCGTCACCTTGAGGAAACGCAGATTGTTGCCGAACTTGTCAAGGCTGCAGTTAAGGATAATGCAGTCACCGCACAATCGCAGGAAGCGTACTTGAAAAAGTATGAATCACTTACCAAAAGGTACGAAACAGCGGCTGCAGAACTGGCACGCCTGCAAAACCTCCGTACCCTCCGCAGTCAAAAAGATAAGGCTGTAGCGCTTTACATAAGAACTCTGAAAAAACAGCCGACCGTATTGAGCGAGTGGAACGACACTTTATGGACTGTGATGGTAGAGAAAGCAATAGTCCACAGGAACAGCGAGATAACCTTTGTATTCTACAATGGTACTAAGGTTAAAGTGAGGCAATAAAACGATCGCTCTACTAAAAATCAATGCCATCTCAATAAAATCAAACAGTAAACACCGCCGCATAGAGAAGCTACTCTCTGTGCGGCGGTGTTCCTTCATATTTTCTTATCGTACACGATGCACTGCTTCACCGGAAGCCTCAATTACGCTCAGACCAATTTTTTCTTTCTTATGATACTGATTGCAACGCTCACGACATTCCAGAGCAGAGAAGTGCCTGCAACGGATACTGCCGCGGTTGCAAGCGGCTTGGAAACATTAACGTTGTCGCTGATAGCGGAAATATTGCCCGCGTCCAACGTCGTATTGTCAGTCAGTGTCAGAATCAGGTTGCCGTTGTCATCAATGCGACAGCCCTTGATTCCGATACCGTTCTTTCCGTCAACGCCGTCCTTACCGTCTTTTCCGTCCGTACCGTTCTTGCCGTCAGTGCCGACGATTTTACCGAGATTGGTAACAACGCCATCGGTAAACGTGATAATCAGATTGCCGTCGGCATCAATTTCAGCCGATTGTATTCCGTTGCCGTTTGAACCGTCTTGACCGTCCTTTCCTGCGTCACCTTTTTCTCCGGTGACTTTGCCGAGGTTGTGTACAGTACCGTCTGACAGTGTAATGATAAGGTTGCCGTTTTCGTCAACAACAGCATTCTCAATGCCGACTCCGTCAGCACCGTTTCTACCGTTTTCACCGTTGCTTGCGTTTACCTTGCCTGCATTATGCACAGTGTCGTCGGTCAGGGTGATAATAAGATTTCCGTCCTCGTCGATAGTTACCGACTTAACGCCTACGCCTGTAGCGCCGGTATCACCCTTGTCACCCTTGTCACCCTTGTCGCCTTTGTCGCCTTTGTCGCCCTTAGCCTCGGTGACCTTACCAAGGTTATATACTGTATCGTCAGTCAGAGTGATTATGAGGTTTCCGTCATCATCTATCGCTACCGATTTAACGCCTACGCCTGTAGCGCCGGTATCACCCTTGTCACCCTTGTCGCCTTGGTCGCCTTTATCGCCCTTAGCCTCGGTGACCTTACCAAGGTTATATACTGTATCGTCAGTCAGAGTGATTATGAGGTTTCCGTCATCATCTATCGCTACCGATTTAACGCCTATGCCGGCATCGCCTTTTTCTCCTGTTACTTTTCCGAGATCAAGTACAGAGTCATCGGTCAGAGTAATGATCAGTTTTCCGTCTTCGTCAATGACAACGGATTTTACACCGACTCCGGTGTCACCTGTATCGCCCTTTACATCTGTCACTATGACAGTAAGGAGTATATCGCTGTCTACAGTAAATGTTATTTCGTTTTTGTTTGTTTCGGAAAGCAGTTCGCCGCCGATGTACCAGCCCTTGAGAATAAAGGTCGGGTCAAGTGTCACGGTTGCTGTAAGCTGTGTTCCCTCAAGGAGCTTATCGCCGCTAGAGATTTTTTCTTTACCGTTTTTAACCGAAAGGATACAGCCCTCAATAGTTGTGGGGAATGTAACCGTATATTCCGGTATCTTCTCGATTTTTACCGAGATATTTGTATTTGCCTTGACAGCACCTGTCTTATAGGTATAACTGCCGTCGTTGTTGTCGATCCACGAAGCCGTGTCTGCAAGGCGGTAGTTTTCATTCGGCTTTACTGTAACGGTGATCTCATCTCCGTAGCGAATGGTATTACCGCTTACAAAATCTTCGTTTCCGTTTTTAACAGTCATATCGGCATTTTGGATACTGTCTATTGTAACAGTATATTGCTCGATTTCGGTGAAATACACCTGAATGTCGGTTTTGGTATCCATAACGATTTCATAGTCGTACTGACTGTACAGCTTATCATCTGTCGTTACGGTGTCGACCTTGTCGTCACGGGTAATGACGAGCTTCTGCACTCTGTAATTTTCTGCCGCCTGTGCGGTAAGAACAATTTTTGTGCCGACAATAACACCCGTACCCGACTGATAACCCTGCTTAGTTGCCACTTCGCCTGTCTGATCGCCGCTTGCGGCAGAATAGGTCAGCGTCAGACGGACAGGAACATCAAATTCTGCACCGATCTCAGTGTCCTTTGTAATAGTCATAGTGAAGCTTTCGCCGCTTTGACCCTCGGCGTCGCCTGTCCACGCGCGGAATTTGCAGTCTGCGTCAGCTTTGACAGTGAATGTCAGTTCACAATCAACAGGAACATACACGCTGTTGTTGTCATTCAGCTCTATAATATCGCCGTTTGCGTCGGTGATCTCTATTGTACCGCCCTCTGCGGGGATATTTACCTTTACCTGCTTGCCGATTTCAGAAAGAGAAGCAAATTCTGCTTCAACAGTGTATTCTTTCGATGCCAATCTCAGCGTATAGGTGTCTGAGCCTGCGGCATCTATGGTTACGGTATTATTATCCGCATCGGTGATCTTCCACGATTTCAGTCCGTAGCCGTTTTTCGGTACTGCGGCAAATGTTACATCATCGGTGACTGTGCCACCGGGAGCGCTCAGCGGAGCATCTCCCACTGTCGCACTGACCGTACCTATTACCGCGCCGTCTGCCGTATATGTATCGGTAAATGTGACCTGAGCGGAAGTTACCGCACGCTCGGTTGAAACCTGAATATTTGCTTCACCGTTCAGGGTAAAGGCACATTCGATAGTTCCGTCTGCTTCCGGCGTGAATATCATTGATTCTCCGCCGTTGTCGAGGGTCAGGGACACAAGCTCATACTGTCCGCTTTTCGGAGTAACCTTTACCTTGATGATCTCGCTCTCGCTTATCTCATCTCCCGACTTGATCTCAACATTACCGAGATGGCGCACCTTGATGTCGGCGGCATTTTTGTTATCCACCGAGTAGTTTACCTTATAATCTCTCTTTGCCGTGGTGACCTCGGCAATATTCGACCATGCGCTCTCCTTTTCTTTGCCGTCCATCTTGCAAACGGAGGTAACAACAAAGCTAAAGTCGGTGTTGGTTTTTATGTTTTCAATGTCATAGGAGGTCGTGTCGGCGGAGAGCAGATCGGAAATTTTCGTATACTCGCCGTTTTCCACGCTGTACACATAGTAGCCCTCCACCTCCGGCCAGCCCGGAGTCTTGTCGGGCTGAGACCAGGTAAGGCGAACCGCATCATCTGCGAACAGTTCAGCCTCCAGATCATCTACCGCAGGAGCGGGTGTGCTGACATTTGACAGGCTGTAGCCGATAAAGACAGTCTTGTTGCCTTCCTCACCATAGAGGTGTCTGAACCACTGCCCCAGCGTCCAGTCAAAGGTATACTGCGTGTAAATGCTTGCGGGGATTCCTTCCTCGGCAAGTGTCGGACCGTCAATATCGTTTACCGCACCGATGCAACCCTGCGAGGAGGTTTTCGTGGTCGAAACGCCCGAACCGTTGCTATAGCTCAGACTGGTTTCAAAGCCTATATCGTGCGAGAACAGTATGCCATCTCCGAACACGCCGAAGCTGATGGAGAAGTTGAAGTAAAATCCGTGAGAAATCTCCTCAGAAACCGATTTGATATTGCTCTTTGAATAGGAAACCTCATTCAGACCTCCCGCATAGCCCAGACGGATAGTGTTCTGGCTGAGCTGCTGAGCGCCGAGTGCACTGTATGCGCCCCAGCCCAGCTGATTGTACATATAAGGGTTGCCCTCGTTGCCGTCCAGCCAGTTTTCCGCTTCGTTGATTTTTTCAAGACGGTAGTAGCAGGCTTCATCTTTGGAGGTCTTATCCGACTCCTTGGTGATGGCGCGATTGCCCTTTTTCTCCATATAGGAGTTGTATTCTTCAGCAAAGCTGTTGTAGTCGTCAATGCTCATCTGCTGATACACCGGCTGCTGTGGGATAGACAGGCTTATTGCCGTCTCGTCCGACCACGCGCCGTTTTTGTCCAGCACCTCATAGCAGTAGACAAATACCGGCGTTCTTGCAACCAGTGCCGTGTTATATGCCTGTGCCTTGACGGTCATGGCGTATTCGGTTTCAAGTGCTTCGGAAAAGCTCTTGCTCCATTCAAGAGAATAGCCGGCAGAGATCTCTAACTCAAAAGGCGCAAACAGTCCGCCGTAGCTGTAGGACATACCCACGCTGTAGGAAACATTTTTTGAAGAGGACTGCTCCAACTCGTAGCTTTCGGTTATGGTATAGTCGGTCTCGTTATTTGCCGAATCGCCCAGTGCCGCAAAGTAGGGCGCCGCCTGCATAACTGCCTTGACCTCGGGGTCGCTGTAGGCGTAGCTCACGCCCTTATATCGTGCGATAACGCCGTCCTGGTCACGGTCGCAGGCAGTCAGCAGTACCTGTGCACCGCCGCCCTTATAACCGCCGTCTGCTTTGTTCGGACC